GAATCGCATGAGAGGCACCCCGTGCGCGCCCGAAGCCTTGTAAATCAGGCCTTTCAAAGGCGACAAAACCTCACTTCGACAGGCTGTTTCTGACAATTGGCGTTATGTAGTCACCCTAGAGTCTTTACGGGTACTAGCGTCTCAGGATAGCTTCCATGTATGGCCTCTGGCCATGAATGGATGCGTATTTAGGAGACACGGATGGCTCGTCGCCGCAGAACCTCGCTCATCGAGGACCTCATCGAGATCGCTAGCCGCCTACCCTGGTGGGTGAGCCTGCTCATTGCCTTGGGCAGCTGGCTCGTTCTTCACCCTATCGCCAACAGTCAGCCCGAAGTCCCCAAGGACTTGCACCAGATGGGGCAATCAGTTGCCGGGCAGCTCATTCGTACTTTTGCCTTTTTCGGCCAGTTCGTGCTGCCGGCGGTATGCGTGATTGGAGCAATTGGCTCTGTGCTTGCCAGGGCCGAACGCAAGAAGCTGCATGCAAACGTGACGAATGCGCGCGAGTCAGGGAAAACCATTGAAGGTATCAGCTGGCGCGAGTTTGAGCTGTTGGTGGGCGAAACCTTCCGCCGTAAGGGGTTCACCGTTATCGAGAAAGGCGGTAACGGACCGGATGGTGGCGTTGACCTCGTGCTGCACTTGAGAACGGACAAGTACCTAGTTCAGTGCAAACAGTGGAAGGCTATTAGCGTTGGTGTCACGGTTATTCGAGAGTTCTTCGGTGTGATGACTGCGGAAGGAGCCGCAGGAGGTTTCGTTGTGACCTCGGGAAGATTTACTGCAGAAGCTAAATCGTTCGCTGATGGTAGAAATATACAGCTAGTTGACGGCGCCTTGCTTAAAAGGTGGATAAGCAATCTATCTGAAATTATGCAACCCGCTTCAAAAAATAAAAATGATGATACTGGTCATGCACGTAGTTTATGCCCCCCTCATTGCCCCGCGTGTAACGAACGAATGGTGATTAGAACTGCCAGACGAGGATCCTATGTTGGGTCTGAGTTTTGGGGGTGTACTAAGTTCCCTGTTTGTCGGGGGACAAGAGATCTATTGACCTCAACAGACAAGTAAGTCATCGGGCTGTGCCTTATACAACCACTCTTCAGGGAGGAGATGAATAAAAATATTAGGCTTTGGGTTTTTGTTTGCCTTTAAAAATCTCGAAATTGAGTAGGAGTTTTTATATGAATGTTCTTGCCCTTCTAAACAAAAGTGAACTCGCTCTCGTTGGGGAGATTGAGCAGGTACTTTCCGATTCAGCTTGCAATATTGATATTCTTGAGCTTGCAAAGCCTTTCGATTCTGAATGCACACAGAGGGAAGAGATAATTTCCCGCCTAACTGATGCCAAGGTTCTTGTATATTTTGGATCTCGAGAGAATGAAGGAAACAAATGTATTGACCTTGCATTGATTGAGGCCGCAAGGTTGAATATAAAAGTTATTTGCATCTCCCTTGATCAAGGTGCGGAAATTGCTTCCGGATTTGAACAATTGGGAGATGTTTTAATTCCTAATATTGCAGCCCTTCCCGAGGCAATTGCCGAGCAGCCCCGGGAATGGCAAAACGGTGACGGCACTATGAGAGAGGATCGTCCATTCAAAAGATATAAATGCGGCAACAAGAAATGAGAATTTTCTCATATGTAGTCGCTAGAGATTATGGATTTGCGCCAAATCCATTCCATGGATTCTGTACGCTGGCCACGTGTAAGCCTCAGATAAGAAAGCATGCGAATGTAGGAGATTATATTGTTGGTATAACCCCTAGAGATATGGGGAATAAGATTTGTTATGTGATGGAGGTTGGCTCAAAAGTAAGTTTTGATGAGTACTGGGAAGGAGAGCAATATCAGGCTAAAAAGCCAAGACTTAACATGTCTTATAAGTATTCATTCGGGGACAACATATACCACAGAAAGAGCGATGGTACTTGGCATCAAGAAAATTCCCATCATACCAACGAGGATGGTAGCCCAATTCAGGAAAACATTGATGCAGATACCGGAACTACAGACAATGTTCTGATTGGTAGTAATTTTTCATACTGGGGGAAAGATGCAGTTGATTTGCCGCCAGAATTTAATGCGTTAATTGTTGCGCGCGCCCATAAGTGTGAATTCTCTCGAGAGTTTGTCGATAGCTTCTTGGTTTGGTATAGGGGACAGATTAAAGGACAGATATCTACTCCGGAAAGATGGACAAAAAGAGGGACTTTTATATGACTCTTGTTAGCTTTTTATCGGACTATGAGCGAGACATTGAACCTACCGATACTCTTGGGGATGATGCAGATGAATTAATAGTTTTTGGGCTATTTGGGGAGGTGGGAAGCGTTCTGTCTGTGTCAAAAAAAGCACGGCGTGACGCAGGGGCTTTTGACACAAATCACTCATTTATAGAAGAGCTTGGAGACGTACTTTGGTATTTCTGCCGTTTGTGCAGCAGGAAAGGATTAACTTTGAGCACCGTTGCTGCTCCTTTTATTAGTGGGAAGCCTTACCAACTTGCCCCTACGGGAATAAAGAGATTTCCGCTTGCACTTGTGCCATCGCCGGTTGAGATCAGCGTGATTGAGGCCAGTACTGCACTTGGTAAAAATGCGGCAGTAATTTTAGAGAAGTCGGAAACATCTATAGATCAAGCGGCGCTCTCTGGCTTTTTTGAAAGCTATATCGCTTTGATGTCGGCATCAGGTGTCAGTTTTAAAGCAGTCGTTGACTTCAACCTGGATAAGTCATTGAGCAGATTTTCTCCCATAGACTTATCTAGTTCGCCAGACTTTGATGCTGAAGAACATGTAGATGAACAGTTGCCGAGGAAATTTGAAATTGAGGTAAGCCAAAGATCCAATGGAAAAACATACATGAAAATGCATGGTGTTTTTATCGGTGACCCTTTAACCGATAATATTGCAGTTGAAGATGGATATAGATTTCATGATGTATTTCATATGGCTTATGCTGCCATTTTGCATTGGTCACCGGTGTTCCGAGCACTACTGAAGCAAAAAAGGAAAAGTAATCCCGGAGTCGATGAGTCACAGGATGGTGGAAGAGCTATTGTTATTGAGGAAGGGTTGAGTGCGTGGGTGTTCTCTTTGGCAAAAGAGAATGACTATTTTGAAGGGCAGGACAGAATATCCTTCGATGTTCTAAAGACAGTTAAGCAATTTGTTAAGGGGTATGAAGTTGAGCGATGTTCATATAAGTTGTTCGAAAAGGCAATTTTGGATGGCTATAGCGTATTTCGGGAGCTAAAAAAATATAAGCAGGGAACGATAATTGGTAGTAGAATTGAACGTTCAATAACTTTTCGGCCTGCCGAGGGCTGCAAATGAAACCGAAAGAATTTGCCCGAAGATTGTCGGCAGTTACTACCAGTAATAGCTTCAATCCTTACTCGCAGGTTTGCAGTGCTTTTGATGTTAAAGCGGCAGATAAGATTAGATTTCAATTGCTTTTGGGTATGTTGGAAAAAGCTGCTTCTGTTGAAGTCGACGCTATATGGATTGGGAGAGATTTGGGTTACCGAGGTGGGCGTCGCACGGGACTAGCGTTAACGGATGAGATCCATGCTGAAGAATACGCAGAGCGATGGTCTCTATGTGCGCAGAGAACTACTAAGGGGGAACCCTGCAAAGAGAGAACAGCATCCGTGATATGGGATGCGTTAAGGTGTATCGAAGATAATATATTTCTTTGGAACGTGTTTCCGCTTCATCCTCATGAAGTCGGGGAACCGTTTTCGAATAGAAGCCACAATGCTGCCGAGAGAAAGATCGGCGAAGAAATTTTAACGGAGTTGGTTGCCATCCTCCGGCCTCGGCGATTAATTGCAGTGGGGAATGATGCCGTTTCATCTATAAGTAGAGTGGCTCCTAAGATAGCGTCTGCCAAGGTCAGGCACCCAAGCTATGGGGGGCAAAATATTTTTTTGAAGCAAATAGAGACACTGTATGGTGTTAGCTGCCTACCGATAATGCAAGGGGAACTTTTTTAAGAGAATTAAAAATTCCCGCTTAGATGTGCATTTATTTTTGTATTAGAGGTGCGTTTTAGCTGGATGCTTTAGAGCCTTTGTTGCGGTTCGTGCTGGCTTTATATGGCGAAACTTTTATTGCACTACCAGGTTTTTTCTCTGGTTCCTTCAGTACACTCTTTGACGTCATCGTCGATTACGTTGCCAGGCTTAATACACTCCTTCATGGATTTGCGTACCCCTCTATTGGCTTCCCTGTCGCGTTGAGCCTGCATCTTGAGGTTTCTTCTGGCCCCTTCTGCCAGTGGCCCTTTTCCGTCGGCAAGGCCTTGCATGATGCTTTTCTCGAGATATTGTGCCGGTACTTCGATGATGGGCTTCATCGTTTCGGCAGCTTCGGCGAGGGCGGTTTTCTCTTCGGCGGATGCGAGGGGGGCGCAGCTCAGGATGGCAACGCTGGTCAGTATGGTTTTCATCTGATTCACGTCCTTGTAGCGGAGAGTTGATTGAGCCCGGCAAATAGGGGCTTAGCCAGACCATATGCTCGCGGTATCCAGCGTCAATCGGAAAAGACTGAAATGCGGAGAGCGGTACCTACTCCATGGTCATACGCTTCACCGTCTTACTAGCTGTAGCAGGCTTGGCCTGTGTTTCTGCTTCATTCCTTCTTGGCGGATTTCTCTCGGGCGTACCAGCGCCTAGCTACCGTCTGAGTAATCTCTATCCCGCGTCGTGTCCGCCCAAGTTTCGATCAGCTTCATCATATTCCGGGCTTCGGTGCCCATTTTCGGGTTCAGTCCGTCCCGATATCAGCCACAGCGCGTAATGAGGATATGCGTCCGCCAAGATGCCGACCTCCTCAGTACTAATCCTGATCTTCCCGCTACTGATATTTCTCCAGCGATCGTAGTTCTTTCCGCCAAGCTCACTTAGGTGCTTAGGACCAAGCGTTCGGATCAGTTGAAGCGCTCTATTTCGTACAGAATCCATCGACTTTTCTCACGGAGAGTAACCTTTACGCACGCAATTTGCGGGGGTAGCCTTTACTCATGCGTAAATTTTACTCCAGCTAACCGCTGGGAACGTCCGACCCGATTATAGGGAGTTCGTATGGAAGATTCTGGAATAGTGGGGTTCACCGTCACTGGCGCAGTTGAAAAGGTTACGGACTTCCGTACCGCTCCGTTCTGCTCCCAGGCGGTATTCGCTCAGATGCTGGGCCTGGAAGACATCACGGAAGACGTGGTGCGCGGTTGGGTCGAAACCAAGACAGTGCCGACCGCTAAGATCGGCCGCCGCCGCGTCATCAACCTCCACAAAATTCGCCGCGACCTCGACAAGGGCAAGTCGATCTTCTGTCAGGGGGATTACGACGATGAATAAGCTCCGTCGCCGCTCACCCACCAAGCCTCAGCGCCTCGCAGCAGCCCGCACCAAGGCCGACCAAGCCGGGGTAGCTGCCTTCCGAGTTCTCAACGCCAAGCTGATCGTGCGCCTTCAATGCCGCGCCGTGGGGGAGGTGCCCGCCAATGCTCCCGAGCAAGTACCTGCACCGTCCACACCCGGAGGGCTGCGACTGCTCTGTCTGCTGGTCCCGTCGCGAACTGGCGAAACCCGTTCCCTCCCAGTCCACACCCTGTACCGAGTGCCGCCGTACGCGGGTCTTCGCGGTCGTTATTACGATGAAGCAGGTCGCGGGTGTGTGGCGTTCTATCCACTCGACGTACCGGGTGGAGCCGGGTTCTACCTGCGCGAAACACATGCCCGCACGCCGTCCCCCGAAGTACTGGCACGTTGTCTACGACAGCGGCAGGCCCACACCCTTCGTGCCCATACACCAGCCATTCGAGTGGGAGGGCTGAACAGTGGTCACTGATCCGCTACCTCACCTCATTTTCTGGCTGGTGCTGCTGACATATGCGCTGATGTTCGTGCGCTACCACGCTCGCCACACCATCCCCACCTGGGCCAATCAGGTCAGGGGCCGCCGCACCGGCTTGTCCGAACACGCTTCACCGTTCGGTCAAACGGAGCGCCGGGCGAAGCGCACCCTTGACCGCGCTCCCCCCTGAACAGCCTCAGCTCGGGAGAGTGGGGTAGCTCCACCACCCCGCGCTCCTGAGCCCTCGGCGGCGAGAGCGGGATGGTAAGGGCAGCGCCCTTGCGACGTTGACCTTCGCTCTCCAGCCCAATCACCACCCGTAAACCCAAGGCACCACCACACCCGCTGAATGACGGCCACCACGCGCCCAAATTGCAGCAGCGGGCCAACTCATGCCCGAAAAAGGCAAAGGAGCTTCACATGAACATGTTTGCCACCACCGGCGGCGTAGTCGAACTCTGGGTCACCAAGACCGACACCTACACCTCCACCAAGACCGGCGAAATCTACGCCAGCGTCCAGGCCATCTCCCCGATCCCCGAAGGCGCTCGCGGCAACGCCAAGGGCTTCGAGATCAGCGAATACAACATCGAGCCGACCCTGCTGGACGCCATCGTCTTCACCGGCTCCCCGGTGCTGTGCAAATTCGGCAGCGTCGTCCGCCCCACCCAGGACCGCTTCGGCCGCACCACCAATACCCAGGTGCTGACCGAACTTCTGAGCGTGGGCAAGGACGCCACCACGCAACCCCGCCAGCCCTCTGTACAGCAGCCCACCCACCGCCCGACCCAGCAGCCGGCCAGCGACAAGCCAGTCGCTGAGAAGCCCGGCGACCAGCAGAAGAACTAACCGGGAGACAGGCACATGAACGTGGACGGCTACCTCTTCTGTGATCGCTGCGGCAGCGCCATCGGCCACCTGTGGAACGAACCGGTAGTCGCCCCCGCTCTGCTGCCCGAACCCACCCGCCACATCTGCCCGGACTGCATCGAGCTGACCGAGCTGAACGACGTGGAGGACGAGTGAATGGGCGTTGTTGCCATACAGGTCTGCACCAGCTGGGCGTCCACCGCGGACGGCCTGATGCGCTGCCAGCAGCTCGAATGGCAACAGGCCTACCTAATACCGCCCGAAGCCGCCGGAGCCGTGGAGCTCCTGGCCAACGGCGGGTTTTCCCTGGAGGCCTTCAGCATCGGTGCTGCGGGCGTCCTGGGAGCCTTCGTGACGGGCCTGCTGACGGGCTGGGTCGCGTCACTTCTCCGTAAAGCCCGCTAGAGAGGTAACAACCATGAACGCACTGCAAAACATCAACCCGGTAACTGCCTTCCGCAACCTGTGCATCGCCGGCGCCGTGACCGCCGCCAGCTCTGTCCCAGCCTGGGCCGGCAGCGTCATCGACACCTCGGCGGTGGAAAGCGCCATCAGCGACGGCAAGCAGGACATGTCCAACATCGGCGGCTACATCGTCGGCGCCCTGGTCATCCTCGCCTGCGCAGGCCTGATCTACAGCATGTTGCGCAAGGCGTAACCGGTGCTGTGGTCGGTGTGGTTGGGGGCGTTCTTCGCCGGCGCCTTCATCACCGGGTACCGCTGCGGCGAATTCTTCTGATCGCACCCAATGTGCCGAACTTGAGCCCCGCTTCGGCGGGGTTCTTTTTTGAGGATGCGCTATGCGCGCGCGTTTTTTCCTACTGCTGGTGATGGTGAGTTCCGCATTCCCTGCCAGTGCCGAAACCTATTACTGGTTGATGGGTGGAGGGATGCCGCAGATATTCAAAGCTGCCATGAGGGCTCCTACGCCTGCTCAGCTTTGTCAGAGTGCGCTGATAGAGAAGACTTTCTCGCCGGCAAAGTTGACGATCGTTAAGCCTGATCGTGGCGTCTGCTCCACCACGTCGCCATCAGGTCTTCTCTATGAGCAGGGCATTTTCCGCTCTGGAGATTCTTGCCCTAATGGGCAAGTCTTGAGCGAAGAAACACTCGGATGCGCCTGCCCACCCGGCCAGGAGCAGAACACCGCCGGAATGTGCGTGGAGCCCCCGCGTTGCGACACCGGCCTCGACCTGCTTACCCGCGGCTCCGACTTTCCCGCCACGAACGTTTCCGGCCGCGTCTACATCCTCAGCTCTCCTCCCTCCAGCGTGTGCAGCGCCGGCTGTCAGTACACCTCGGCCAGCAGCAAGGCCAGCTCCTGCTATCTGGTCAGCGGCTCGACTGACACTGGCTTCTGCAACTACTCCATGACCAGCGACGGCGAACGCTGCAGCGGTGACGCCCCCCCCGGCCCGGACGTGGGCGACCCGCCGAATCCGGACGACACCTCCGAAACACCCAACCAACCCTCAGACCCCGACGATCCCGGCTGCTCGCCTGGCCAGGCCTGGTCCGGCAGCGCCTGCGTGACTGAACCCACCGGGGAGGGTGACGAAGGCGATGGCACCGATGACGGCGAAGGCGACGACTCCGGAGATCCCTGCGACATCGAGGGTGATTGCTGGGACGAGGACGACGGCGGATCTGGCTCGGGCAACGGCTCAGGCAACGGTTCCGGAAGTGGTAACGGTGACGACGACGGCAGTGACGATGGCGGCGGTGAAGACGACGGCGAGGGCGAATGCGACCCAAGCCAGGGTTACGTCTGCGGCGATGGAAAAGGCCCCGAATCGACCCTGAACACCCCCGACGTCGGTAGCTGGGACAAAGCCAACGAAGAGTGGGACCAGCGCCTCGACGAAGCCAAGAAAGAACTCAAGGACAAGGTCAAGGCCAACGTCGACCAGATGAAGAACGCCTTCAACCTCCAGATCTCCGCCGGCGGCGGTCAGCTGCCCTGCGACTCCATCAGCGTATGGGGCAAGTCCTACCGCTTCTGTGTCGCCGACTACGGCGAGCAACTCATCAACCTGCGTCTCGCGCTGCTGCTGATGGCCGCCGTCATCGCCGCGCTCATCATCCTCAAGGACTGACTCATGGAATGGTTATCGGGCTTCCTCGACCAGATCATCGGCTTCTTCCAGTGGCTCTGGAATTTCTTCGCCCAGGGCATCTACGACTTCGTCAAGGACGGCCTCGTGGTCGCCACAAAGGCCGCCATGGTCGCAGCGCTGCAGACCTTCCTCCTGCTGATCGACGTCAGCTTCACCGTCGCCAACGACCTGATCGAAGGCCTTGGCGTCGGCCAGCTGGTGCGCTCCATGTACGCCGCGCTACCGGCCCCCATCGCCTCCGCACTGTCGTTCTTCGGCGTGCCGCAGGCCCTCAACATCATCTTCGTCGCGGCCGTCACGCGCTTCTGCATGCGCTTCGTGCCCCTCATCGGCAGGTGACCCATGTCCATCAAGATTCACCACGGCCCCAACGGCTCGTACAAGACCTCCGGCGCGCTCCAGGACGATGCCGTCCCGGCACTCAAGGAAGGTCGCGTCATCATCACCAACGTGCGCGGCTTCACCCTGGAGCGCGCCTACACCGTCTTCCCCGATCTGCCTAACACCTCGCAGATCATCAACCTCGATCTCGAATCCCTGGCCGACCTCGACCGCATGCGCAGCTGGTTCCAGTGGGCGCCCCGCGGCGCGTTCCTGATCTTCGACGAAACCCAGCTGCTGTTTCCCAAGTCCTGGCGTGAAAAGGACCTCGAGAAATTCGACTACCCCGGCGGCCCCGAAGCCGCGCACGAAGCCGACCGCCCCATGGGCTGGCTCGATGCCGGGACCCGGCACCGGCACTTCAACTGGGACATCGTCCTGACGACCCCGAACATCAGCTACATCCGCGACGACATCCGCATGACCAGCGAGATGGCCTACAAGCATTCCAACCTCGCAGTGATCGGCATCCCCGGCCGCTACAAGGAGGCCCAGCATGACGCCCAGCTCAACCGACCACCCGCCGACGGCACCATCGTCGAATACAAGCGAATCAAGCAGCAGACCTTCGCCCTCTACCAGTCCACCGCCACCGGCAAGAACCAGGACACCAAAGCCGGCAAGAGTCTGCTCCGGTCCCCTAAGCTGGTTTTTCTACTGGCACTGCTGGCCTGCACTATTGGCTTTGTCAGCTATATGGGACCTCTCAAGGTCATCGGCGGCAACGCTGCTCAAGCCCCTGCCAAGCCTGCTGTGGCATCTGCTCCGAGTGCTGCTGCGCCCTCTGTTCAAACCGCTGCTGTGGATCCTGCGGCGCGTCCTCCTGCGCCTGGGGCTGTTCCTGCTCAGCCTCTATCTGGTCGGCCAACTGATCCGCCTGCTGAACTGAGCCCGCATCCCTTCGCCGGCCGCAGCATCACCATCACTGCCCACCTCTACAGCAAGAAGAAAGGCGACCAATACATGTTTGCCTTCCTCGATGCAGATGGCCGTCAGCTGGACCTGACCAGCTGGGACCTGGTCGGCTCCGGCTATGCCATCCGCAGCAAAGGCGCCTGTGTCGCCGAGCTGATGTACGAACAGTGGAAGCAGACCGTCACCTGCTCCGGAGCCCTGCCACGGCCGGCGATCTCGAACGCTCCGCTCACGCTTGCAGCAACGCCCACCACCAGCCCGCCAACGTCACCGCAGCAGATCGTTGTGGTACCCGACAGCGAATACGCCTCACGCCCCTGGAGGAAGCAATGAACCTGCCTGGACTGATCAACGCCCTTGGGCTGCTCGTGCTCGCCTTTGCGCTCGGATTCTTCACCGCGTTGCAGCTCGTGCAGCCGATGGCGCCGTTTCCTTTCTGAACGGGCGTGCCGCGCCTCCGGCCGGGAGCGTAAGGCACGAGCGGTAGGCCGGAGGCGCGGCCGACGCCCCTGTAACACGTCGGATAGCTAACGAGTAAGCACCTCAATAAACCTCATTGAAGGTACGAAAGAATGAAAAAGGCAGTTCACCCCCTTCGCCTGATCCTCAAGGAGAACGGGGATTTTTATGAGTCGTCCGAAGGACGGATTTTCATGGACCCGAGCAACGGCAGATTCGCCGACCTGTCGGGTGTGCGCCTGCTGCGCTGTGGCGTCGATACCGTGCGGCAGCTGTACAACGGCATGATCCGCCCGGAAGTGATGGCGCTGTTTGATGAGCCCGAGGATCTGGTCAACTTCGCCGGCTACAAGTGGGCCAAGGGTCGTATCGGTCGGGACTCGGGCTACCAGTACCGTCTGCAGAACGCCGACATGGGCCTGATCCTGCTGATCAAGAACCACAACGTGAAGCTCGAAAACATCGGCCCGCACCTCAAGATTGAAGTGTCGCCACACGCCCTGGATGGTGCCGATCCGAAGATCCTGCAGGGCGTCATGGATGACTTGGCCGCTGGTGTGCTCTCGGCCTGCGAAGTGAATCAGTGCGCGGTCCACATCGCCCTGGACGTGCAGGGCTGGACCCCGCCAGTGGACTTCGTGGACCGCATGCACTGCCGGTCCCGGCGTGTACGCCAGATCAGCGGCATCGACCGCATCGAGTACGACGGCAACGCCTCGGTTTACGGGCGTGGTGAGACCTTCATGTTTGGCTCGGCCAACGGCCTGCAGATGTGCCTCTACAACAAGACGCTACAGGCACGGGCCACCGACAAGCTCGACTATTGGGAATCGGTGTGGGCCTCCCTGAATGGCGATCCCTTCGGCGATGGCGAACCCGCCTTCAATCCGCTGGAAACGGTATGGCGTATCGAGTTTCGCTATCACCATTCCATCATCCAGCAGTTCTCCGAAGGCTCCACGATGACCTCTGGCGAGGTGATCGGCTGCCGCACCTATGAGGGCCTTTGCCCGCACCTGCAAGGCCTCTGGCAGTACGCCTGCGACAACTACAAGCTCATTTCCCGGGAAGGGATCTTCGACGCCTTCTGGTCGCTGATCAGCCTCGACACCAAGGTCCAGGTAGAAGCCGATCCGCTCATCGAACGCACCGAGTACCGCCGCTACTACAAGACCGCCCAAGGCTTCTCCGGCAAGAACTGCGAAATGTTCCTGGGCCAGTTCGCCAGCCTGATCGCGCGGGAGCGCATCCCACCAAAAAAAGCGCTTGAGGTCGGGAGAACGCTTCCCTTCTGGCATGTGATCGAAGACCACTACACCGCCAAGGGTTACAGCACTCGCGACCTCGAAAAGCACGTCATCGGGTTGATCAACGATCGCTACATCAGGCGGGGCTACGCGATATGACCGCGCGCAAGGATGGGAAGACGTGGACGGCTGACTTCTACGAGAACGGTCGCTCCGGTCGCAGGATCCGCAAGAAGGGCTTCGCCACCAAGTCCGCCGCCATTCGCTACGAGCAGGACTTCTTCACCGTCCTGGGCGAGACAGGCCGCCCGCTGGATGATCGCCTCTCCGATCTGGTGAAGGTCTGGTACGACCTCCACGGATGCACCCTGAAGGACGGTAAACAGCGTCTGGCTCGCTGCCACGCATTGGCTGAACGCCTTGGCGATCCGCAGGCCTTCGAGTTCGATTCGCTTGCGTGGGCACGCTACCGGCAACGCCGTCTGGCTGAGGTGAAGCCGGAAACGGTCAACCATGAGCAACGCTACCTGTCAGCGATCTTCTCCGAGCTGATCCGCCTCGGCTCATGGCACAAGGCAAACCCGCTGGCCAACGTCCGGCAGATCAAGACCGATCAGGTCGAACTGACTTTCCTCACCCTGGATCAGGTCGCCCAGCTCCTTGAGGAGTGCAAGGCCAGCACGAACAACCACACGTACCCGGTCGCTCTCCTGTGCCTCGCTACGGGTGCCCGCTGGGAAGAGGCCGAGAGCATCGCCCGTGGGGCCGTGCATGGGGGAAAGGTTCACTACCACCGGACCAAGAACCGCCAGAGCCGCTCAGTGCCGATCCCGGCCGAGCTGGAGCAACTGATGTTCAAGGTAGGTATGCCTGGAACTGGCCGCCTGTTCATGCCGTGCCGCGCCGCGTTCCGCTGCGCCTATGAGCGCTGTGGGTTCCAGACGCCGGGCCAACTGACCCACATCCTCCGCCACACCTTCGCCAGCCATTACATGATGGGAGGAGGGGACATCCTCACATTGCAGCGGATCTTGGGGCACTCGTCGATCACGATGACGATGCGGTATGCGCATTTGTCACCGGAGCATTTGGAGTCGGCAATGCGGCTATCGCCAGTCGCACAAGCCAGCATTTTTTAGTTGTTGATGGTTGAAAGGGGCGACATAAGGGGATGGACTAATATTTATATGAAGTGCGGGGCGTTGCATGTGCATGATATCAATAGAGAGCTGTATATAAGTGAATATGCTGTGGCCAGCACTGCCCAGATATCTGAAGATCAATTTTTTGCTTTTATTTGGAAAGAGGGACGAAAGGTGTTTTCTAAGGAGCCAGCAAAGCATTCACACCCTTCCGAAGCGAAGTATCCATATCAATCAGTGAGCTAGGCAAGTTGTCTGGGCATGGTGCTACCCCAGGCTGAATACTTGCTGGTCAAACTTGATACGTCGAATAGAGTGGGTCTGAATACCCTGCTGGGGCTGTTTGTTTAATGTGGCGTGCTCTGCTTTTTCAGATGAGCTGACTACGGGTTGTTTATTGTAGTTCGCAGGCTATGCCCGAATTGATAGCTCGAAGAATTTCTTCTTTGGCGCTGAGGATTTCCTCATTGCTTTTGCAAATCTTCTCAAGGGTTACATCAGAGATGTCGGCGATTTCCCGTTTTCTTAATTCGTTAAAGCTCGTGCTGCAGTGTTGTGAAATTAGCTCAGGTCGTAATTCTTTTATCCTATAGGATAGAGTCTTTCCATTAGAGAGTATTTGACATATTAATTCTTCAGCACCTCCTGCGTCTAGGCGGAGGCCTAATAGATTGATAAGAGCTTCGGAGGCCTTATCGCTTTGGCTAACTCCAATTAGGCCAACTCCGAGTTCCAATGCTCCAGTTTCAGAGCATGCATTAGAACACTTTTCTCTCGCCTGTCGTACAGAGGGGCTTAGCGCACGTGTAAGCTCAATGAAAATTACACGCTCGGCGAAGCGAATTTGCCTCGTCTCATTTTCCGGCTCTGGCAGAGCGGCCGATGAAAAAGATGAAGACAACAAACAGCTCGCGTATAAAGTAATGGTGGTTATGAGACTAGAGTTCATGGATTCACCTGTAGTGTGCTACCTGGCTCTGCATCAATAAGTAAGTTTAGTCGCTGAATATCAGGAACGGTGCCGGTTACGCAACCCTCGGAGCAAAACTGCGGCCCAAGTCCAGGCCCGAACGGATTGGCGCAGCTATGAGAACGGATCAGTGTTCTGTTCTCGATGACGTTTGTGTTTGTTCCTGGGCAGGGTACGAGTACCCTGCCATTGGGTTTACTCGTTGAGCCGGTTGTCCACATCCAACAACCTGTCGGAATGGGGCCTCTGTTTGGTATTGCGGTGCACGCGGCATTATTCCGGCATTGCTGGCCACCGCCGTTATTGCCTGATGCTGCCGGAAGGCTAACTGGGCTATTCTGTGGGCTGGAGGGTGTGCAGTCTATCCGCCCCGTTGAAAGTGTGAATGTACAAGCGGCCAATCCGCTAGGGTCAACATTTTTCAAAGGGTTCTGCCCTACGTATCCGTAAGTGTTTATTCCACCGTTAAGCCCAACCGGATCGCTCTCTATATACCGTCCGTCATCCGGGGCGTAATCCCTGAAGTAGTTGTGATGAAGTCCGCTCTCTTCATCGAAGTACTGCCCTGGTAACCGGAGATTCAGCACTGTCTGCAACCCGCTCTCCTGTGGGTCCTGATTCGGCGCGCCGTTTCCGAAGGCGTCCGACTGCCACTGCCAAATAATCTGCTGGTTCTCAGACGTTACCAGGCGCGGGGTGTTCAGGTGGTCGCTGTGCAGGTAAATCAGGCGTGGTATGCCATTGCCCTGCTTCTCCACGCTGGCCAGCGGCATGCTACCCAGCCACAGATAGGTCTGGCTGCGCTGATGGGCGCCGGTGCTGCTGTAGTCGGTCTCTGCCAGCAGTTGGCCGTCCGGTCCGTATAGGTATGTGGTGAAGCCCTGTCCGGTGAGCTTGACGACGCGCTGACCGAGGCTGTTGTAGCGATACTCCGCCACCTGCTGGCCGTTGATCTTCACGGTTGCCAGACGGTTCTGTGCGTCGTAGCTGAGCAGTCGGCTGGCTCGATCTTTAGTCAGATTACCCGCAGCGTCGATGCTGACGGTCTGACCGTCGATGGCGGTCAAGCGGTTGCTATTGCTGGCGTACTGGTAGGTGGTAGTCGCCGTAATGCTGCCCTCGGTGACTTGCCGCTGCGTGCGGTTATCCACCGCGTCGTAGCTATAGCTACCCTGCTTGCCGGTCGCGTTCTCGCTGGTCAGGCGGTCCAGAGCATCGTAGCCGTAGGTCAGCGTGCCCCAAAGGTTGTTCGCCAGTTCGGTGATATTGCCGTTGGCATCGCGCTGGTAGTCGTTGCGCCACGGGCCGACGTCCTGGCGGGTCAGTTGATAGTCTTGGTCGTACTGACGCGAGAGCTGAATGCCATTTGCCCAGGTCAGTTGTTGTAGCGGGCCGAAGGGCAGGTAGTTGATGCCGCTGGCCACATTTGTTGCGCTGCCTCCATCAAGGGCAAGGGTCACTCTGGCGACCTGTCCGCCCGCGTTGCGTGGATAACCCACTTGCACAGCGCCTGGATACCCGATGCCCACCAGTTGGTCAGCGGCGTCGTACTGGAAGGTCACGGTGTCTGCCAGCGTCTGACCGTTGATGCTCAGGCTACGTGCCTGCTCAATCAGGTTGCCGTGAGCGTCATAGCGGTAGGCGAGGGTGCCGCTACCGTCCTGGATCGCGGTCAAGCGGCCGATACCAACGTTACCATCCGCTGCGGAGTCGTAGCTGTAGGTGGCATCCAGTGCCGGTGTGGCCGGATAGTGACGGGCTGTCAGTCGGTTCAGCGCGTCGTAGCTGAAGGTCACGACTACACCACGAGCATCTGTCTGCTTGGTGACGTTGCCGGCGGCATCGTACTCGAAGGTGCTGGTGCCGCTGTCCGGGCTGATCAGCTTGGTCAGGTTGCCCAGGCCGTCATACTCGTAGCGCGTAGTGACGCCGCGCGGGTCAATCACTTGCGTCAGGTTTCCCTGGGCGTCGTAGCTGATCTGCGTTTGTCCCTGCAGTGCATCGGTATTCTTGTTCGGACGATCGAAGGCGTCGTAGGTCTTGCTGTTTACATACTTCCTCGGATTGGTAGTGCCGGTGAGGTTTCCATTGGGGTCGTAGCGCAAATCGCGAACATTCCCGTTGGCGTCAGTGATTTGCTTCAGGCGCGAAAGCGCATCGAATGCTTGGGTCAGCGAATAGGTCAGCTTTCCGCTGGTATTGAAGCGTTTTTCGCCTAGCCGATTACCCTCGGAGTCGAGCGTGTACTCAATGCGATCGCCCAGATTATTGCTGATACCAACCAGTCGCTGCGCTGCATCGTACTGGTAGCTGAGCTTCGCGCCGTTGGGCAGGTCCGTCGCGGTACGAAGTCCGTTGCTGTCGTAGTGGTGCTGGGTTGTGGCGCCATCAGTGGACTGGCTCAATACGCGCCCGCGCACGTCATAGGTCAGCGCCGTTTCAACGTCATTGGCATCGGTGATGAGCAAGGGCTGGCCATTGCGGTTGTAACGGGAATACGTCGTCGCCTGGCCGAGGGCGTTGGTGATGTTGGCAAGGTCTCCTTGCGTGTGGTCCGCGTCGGTGGATTCGTAGTAAGCCAGACTGAAGTCCGCTGTGGCGCTTCCGGGCCGAGTCAAGGTCAGTAGCTGGCCTCGAGCGTTGTAGGTGTAACGGGTCACTCTAGGGGCTGCATTGGCATCCGGTTGCGCGTTGAAACCCTGCGCGCCGGTGACATCCAGCGTCGGTTGCTCGGTGACGCGGCAAAGCGTCGGTAGTCCGCTCGGTCCGCATTGAATCGGTTGGTTACTGGCCAACGGATCGCTATCGCCGTTATAGAGATAGGTTGTCTGCAGTCGCGGGGCGACCTCCTGGATTGGCTTGCGATGAATGCTGTGCCAGCGCGTGCTGAACTTCCTGGCGCCCGCTGGAAGTACCTTGCCGTCGGGGCGGTAGTCGGTGCTGTCGTTCAGCTTGATGCCTTCGACGCGCACGGTTTCCAGGGCGCGGGAGTTGTCCCAGCCGAACAGGGTCTTATTACCGTTGAAGTCTGCCTGGTAGCGCTTCAGGCCCTGGTCATCGTATTCGATGACATTGGAACTGGCAGGGCAACCGGAGCCGGCAGGTTGTGCAACGGAGGTGGCCAGTTGCGTTCCATCGGCCAGCTTCTTGTTGAAGTAATGGTTGTACTGAACACCCTGGCTGGTCTTGACCGCCGAATAATTTCCCCAGACATCGACAGTGCGTTTATCAACGCCGCCAGCGAGCTCGCTGCTGACCGCGAGGTCACTGGAATACTTGTAGGTGCCGATACGCTGGCCATTGGAATCCAGCTTGCCGGTGACGAGAATCGGACTGATCGAGCCTGTCCCTGTCATTCCTGCTTCGTTGTACAGATAGCTGATACTACTGCCGTCCTGCCAGATCACTTTGGTGATTTGCCAGTAGGCGGCCTCTTTCGGATCATTACCGTATTCGTAAGTGACGAGCTTGCCGTCCGGCGGCGTGGCGCTGACCAGTCGTCCCTCATTATCGTAGGCATAAGTGATGGAGCGGCCGAGGTGATCGGTCTTTTTGCTCAGGCCATATGGGCCGTATTCGTACTCGATGTTGCCCCCCGATGCCGGCAAATAGCGCACGAGCCGCCCGTCAGCCTGAAACAGCGAAGTGTTTCCTCCACCGTCGGTGAACTTCCAACTAGCTCCACCGTTGCTGGCGGCATCGACGTTTTGCAGGGTGGTATGCAGGCCGATCGGGCCATCGCCCTTGAGGGTGTCGCCATTACCGACGAAGCGGTAGCGATTGCGACCTTGCCACAGGTAAACCATGCGCTCGGTGCTGGTGTTGACCCAGTCCGGACGGCCAATGCTGACGTACGGTTCGGTGCTGCTGGGATTGTCCGGGGCCAAGGTATAGCGATTGAGGACCGATACACTGTTGTACGGCTGAATGCCTCGAGCGCCGAAAACTTCGGAAGATGATATGGAGCTAGAAGGGGCAAGTGCGATAAGACGATCTGGAGGGTCAATTGCCCACCCACTATATTGGTCCCGGTAGAATCGCTGTATCTTCAGAAGACCATCCGCGCTACGGTAGTCCTCTTCGCGGAAGAATTTCACGCCATCTGCAATTTGGATTGGGTTAGCCGTTGCTGAGCAGGAACTCTTTTCCACCAAATAGCACTCGAGAGTACGAATGTCAGATGGATAGCCAAGCTGGGTGCCAGCGAATGGTTTGGGGCATGCCATATGGACATCTGCCCCTAGCCCACCTCCGTTTGATGTACTTGTTGAAATGTTTCCAGCAGAGTTTCTACTTTGGGTAAATATGGTTGTTGGAAGCGAGTATGTTAATGGCTCTCCGTTTATCCGGATGCTCCCAGAGGGTATTGAGTCCGTGATCTTAATCTTTGAGCAGCTATATGTTGGGGCTTTTATACAGTTTTGAAAGTTAAGTTCCGACTTTTCATTCACTGCAGAGATCAGACTGCCGAGGGCAGGGTACTTTACGTATGGAATTGATCCTGCAAGGCCGTAATTGGTGATTGGGCTTACTTTTATTTCTGCGGCTTCAAGAGTGCTCAGGCTTGCAATAGCTAGCAGAAATGCACTTGTGAAAAGTGTTCCTTCTCTTTTCATGGTGGTCCTCGATTTTACTTTCTGACGGTAGTACTTGGGTTTAGGTGGGTGGTCGTTTTTTTGACAAATAAAAAATCCGGCTTTTGGCCGGATTTGATCTTCTGTAAACATATTTGGATTTATACGAGCTTCGTGGTTTTTTACCGCTTGTTTCCTATCGTGGCAATACCGGGACGCTAATGCACTTCGATATGAGGGGGATACACGGCATTCCAACTGTAATGAACTATAAATCTCATGATTTCCCAATTAGCCGGCACGGTGCTGAAGGGGCGCAGTGGTTGGCGATTCGACCCTACCGTTTGACCGTTCAGCTTCCAGGCCTGGCAATGTGGGCCAATTGCGAGATGTCCGCGGTACCGCTAGACTTGTACAATAAATTGCACATGAGGTGCCGCATGCGTGTCGTGAATTTCTCTGATGCTCGCAACAACCTGAAGAAGGTCATTGATGATGTCGTCGATGACTCGGATTACACCGTCATTTCGCGCCGCGATGCGCCGGACGCCGTGCTGCTTTCGCTCGACAGCTTCAACAGCCTGATGGAAACGGTCCACCTGCTGAAGTCGCCGGCCAACGCGGCTCATTTGGCGCGCTCCCTGTTTGAGATGGAGTCCGGCAAGACGGTCGTGAGGGAACTGGTCGACGATGAAGATCAGCCCCGCCGCAAGAGCGCGAGTCGGTCATCCACCCCGATCCCTAGCAAGCCTGCGTCGAAGAAAGCTAAGGCGGCTGTGAAACCGGACAAGGTGGCTCGCTGATGACTAGCCGTCTGGTCTGGTCCCTGGAAGCATGGGCCGACTATGAGTATTGGCAGGGCCAGGACAAGAAGACGCTGAAGCGAATCAACCTGTTGATCAAGGATTGCTGCCGCAGCCCGTTCGAAGGCATCGGCAAGCCTGAGCCCTTGAAAGAGAATCTATCGGGGTGGTGGTCCAGGCGTATCGATGACACCAATCGTTTGGTCTATCGGCAGGCTGGGGAGTCGTTGGAGATCCTTTCATGCCGCTATCACTACTAGCAGGCTCTATCTCCTCGTTCGAAGAGGAATTTGCGGTGCTCTGACTGCGGTCGTTTTTGCCTAATGGCAAATTGCTGTCTAGCTTGGTGAGGACGTCAGCTCTCCAGCCGAGGTGGTAACGATGGAAGCGTTATCTGAAGTGACGAAGCCCCAAAAGCATTCCAAAGGCGAAATCGAACAGCCGGAAGGGCGGACACTGTCCAACTCATCAGCCGAGTTGTATGCCCTGATCAATACCATCCTGACGGACGCATCGCTTACCGCGAAGGAAAAGCAGTTACTCATTGATGAGGTGCGAAAGAGCACACCTGCTAGCGATCGATGGACTTATCGATATGCCATCTATGGGTTACTAGCGGTGGTGCTTTCGACTGTATTAGGAGCGCTCTTTCTGCAGGAAAAATTCCCAGCTAGCGTGATCGCCATAGGTTCGGCGGCGGTGGGAGGGCTGGCGGGAATGCTGGGCTCGGTGAAGAGAAGCTAGCGAGTAGACAGGGGGTAGTCACTTCGTAGTCACTACCCCAGAAAGCACAAAGGGCTAGCTTTCGCTAACCCTTTGTTTTGTATGGTGGCTACACCGGGACTTGAACCTGGGACATCAGCATTATGAAT